AAAGCTATATCGTTAAACTCTTTGACTAAAAAGTTAAAACCGGGTGTATGCTTACCTGTTAATGCAAGACCGTTTACACCAGTTCTAGCAAATAAAAAGAAAGGTCTCACAAAAGGATTTGCTGTCATAACATCGTTAAGACCTTTTGCAAAGCCAGTTAAATCTTGTGTAAGTGTAACTTCTTTTTTTGCAAACATGGTGGCTTCATCTTTAATGTTACCATTACTGTCAAAAACTTGTCCGTAAAAGTCATCCTGATATGCTTTCATTACGTTCGCAGTTATTTCTGGAAGTTGTACTCCGTTACCTTCTAACTCAAGAACTCTACGCATAGCCTTTTCTCTCATCTTAGCTCTACCTAGTAAGAATGTAAAAGCATCGTCAGTCGCTGCCATTATCTTAGTAGAGTAAGTAAAAAGATTGTTGTTATTAATACCACGTATCATATTAGTCATTGCAAAGATAGCACGATCTGCTCTAGTAGCTCTGCCACTATCTTCTGCCCACCTACGCATCACTTCCCAGTTATAATCACCTTTTGTAAATTCAATAAATCTTGTCTTTACTGTGGATATATCACCACTCCAGTATCCATTTAACTTAGTAAAGAATAAATCAAACGCTTCTGGTATAGCTTCTAACATTCCATTCATGGAGGCAAGGCTACCACGTATAGTAGCAGCGTCTCCTGTAAATGGATAACGCATAGTTGCTCCAATAAATGTAGATATAGGACGTAAGAATGTTGCACTACCTGTACC